CGCGCGCGGCTCCAGCCGCCCGGGGGGCAGCGCGGGGCGGCCCCGCCGCCGGCCGGCGGGACGGCGTAGGTCGTGGCCCGCATCCCCGAGCTGGAGGCGCTGACCGAGGGGGCGGTGCAGCGGCTGCGGGCGGACATCGAGCGGGTCATCGAGCGGCTCGCGGCCTACTTGCGGGAGGCGGCGGCCGGGCTCGGGACCGAGGAGGGCAGGCTCTCCGACTCGCCCTCGAACGTGGAGCTGGCCTCAAAGCTCGCCGGCGACCTCGGCCGGGTCCTCTCGGACCTCGGCTACGACCAGGCGGTAGGGCGGCTACTCGACGACCTCGAGGCGGCGAACGACCTCATCGCCGGGGCGACGGGCGACACGCTGGGGGTCTCCTACACGGCCGCCAGCCAGACCTCGCTCGCGGCCTTCGCGGTCGGGGTGGTGGACGAGCTGCTCGCGGTGAAGGGGCAGGCGGCGGACAGGCTACGCGAGGTCCTGCTCCTCGGGCTGCGGACCCACCTGCCGCTCGACCGGGAGCTCTCCGACCTGGCCGAGGCGCTGGGGGTCACCATCCGGCAGGCCGCGAACCTCGCCGAGACCTCGCTCATGGCCTTCCAGCGGGAGGCGCTGGTCTCGCAGGCGGAGGAGGCGGGGATTGACCTCTTCGTCTACGAGGGCCCGGACGACGGCCTCACGCGGCCGTTCTGCGCCGAGCACGTCGACCGCATCTACACCCAGGGGGACCTCGACGCGGAGGAGAACGGGCAGGGCCTGGAACCGACCAGCCGCTACCTGGGCGGATTCCGCTGCCGCCACTATCTGTCGCCCATCACGGTGGACGAGGCGCAGGCGATGGCCAGGAGCAGCCCCAGGATCGTCGGCGGGCCGGAGGCGAGGGCCATCCTCGGGGGCCGGGTCGGCGCGGCCGAGGAGCGGTTCGTCGAGGCGTTCCGGGGAGAGGTCGTGGTTCGCGGCGGCCGCCACCAGGTGGTGCGGCGCCGCGCAGCGTAGGGCTCCCGGTCTCGCAGGGTCGTCCCGCCCCATTCTCCAGGCGGGAAGCAAGGGACGCGGCGGGAGGCATCCTGAGGCGCGCGAGCGCGCGCCGTCCTCGCGGCTCACGACTCGGTGACAAGGTCCGCGTCCGGTCTGGCCGAGCGGCGGGACCGGGAGCCCTTTACCAGCGGAGGATGCGATGGCCGGCCGCGGCGACATCCGGGTGAACGTGCGGGACCTCGGCGAGCAGCTCGCGCCCGAGACGCGGCAGCGGATCCTGGAGCGCATGGCTGTCGAGGCCATCGGCATCATCCAGCGGCGGACGGAGGCCGGGCGAGATGCCGAGGGCCAGCCGTTCCGCCCCTACTCGGAGCGCTACGGGGCCCTCCGCGCGGGGAGCGGGCGCGACAGCGCGACGGTCTCCCTGCACCTCTCGGGCGGGATGCTCGCGAGCATGAAGGTCCTCCGGTCGTCGCCCGAGGAGGCGGTCATCGGCTTCGAGGGCTCGTCCCCGGTGGCGCGCTTCGCGCGGATCCGCACGGCAAAGGGGACCGCGACCAGCCGGAAGACCGCGGGCGGCGGCCGGGCGACGCAGGTCCTCCAGTCGAGCACCGGGCGCCAGGCCTCGAACGCGCTCAAAGCCAAAGGCCACAACGAGGGCGCAGGGCACTTGCCGCGCCGCCACTTCTTCGCCCTGGCCCCCGAGGATCGGGCCGACCTCGTCGAGGCCGTCTTGCCCCTCGTGAAGATCAGCAGGTGACCACCAGCCCGGCGCGAAAGAGCGCGCCGAAAGGAAGAGCCACATGAAGCGCATCGTCCTCCTCGCCATCGCCGCGCTCGCCGCGGTCCTCGTCCTCTCGACCGGCATCGCCTCGGCGGTGGGCGCCACGGCCAGCGGCATGCACGCGAAGTCGGCCCTCCGCTACCACGTCCAGAGCTACACGTTCTCGACGACCGCGGCCATCACCAACGCGACCATCGGGGTCTGCCCGCCGGGCGGTGCGGTCCTGAGGGACGTGGTCCTCGGCCAGAACGCAGTCGGCGTCGGCGGCACCAGCTGGTCCGCCACCCCGAAGAAGAACGGCACGGCCCTCGTCTCCACGCCCGGGGGCTTCACCCTGGCGGCCGGCGCCAACAAGGCCACGAACGTCGCCCGGGCGCCGGTGGTGCTCGCGAACCCGACCGGCGGCACGCGGCCGGTGCTCGACGCGGCCCAGGTGAAATGCACCGGCGGCGAGGTCATCTCGAACGACATCACGCTCACCGGCACGTACACCGGCGCGGTGACCGGGTCGGTGCAGCTCTTCCTCGAGCCGAACTGGTAGGGGGCCTGGCCGTGGCCGTCACCAAGTTCGACGCGCTCGCCCGGAAGCTGGAGCGCCGCGGCGCCAAGGATCCGGAGGCGCTCGCCGCCCACATCGGCCGCGCGAAGCACGGGAAGGCCGCCTTCCAGGCGATGGCCGCGGCCGGGCGACGCCCGAAAGCCGCCCGCAAGGGCTGAGGGGAGCACGCCCATGGCAGATCTCCTGTGGCGGGTTGGCGCGTTCGCCGAGCGCTACCCCCGGATCGCAGCCGAGCTGGGCCGGGCCCACGCGCTCTCGTCCCGGGCGATGGCCATGCTCCACGCCACGGCCGGAACGGCGGCCGAGGACGCGATCCGCTACCCGCACCCGTGCGCCCCGACGTCCTGCGATGCGCCCCCTGCGACTTGCTGCGAGCCGGGCTGCGGGCGGGACCAGGGCAGCTGCTGCGCGATGGGATGCTGCTCCCGCTGCGGCCCGGAGCCCGACGGCGTCGAGATGGTCTACCCGGCCCAGGACGCCGCGGTGGACAACGCCCACGCCTTCGAAGCGGCGCTCCGCGATATCGACGCCGACCTGGAGGTGGAGGACGTGCCCGGCGCGAAGACCCAGGCCTTCGAGCTGTACGATTCGGGCGACCTCGCCGAGCACTATGTCCCACGGCGCCCGGCCCGCGAGTTGCCGGACGGCGGCGAGCCGCCGGCCATCTGCCCGATTTGCGGCTGCAAGGCGTGCCCGGCGTGCCACTGTACCTGCGAGTGCTGCGACTACGCCGTGGAGCCCGAGGGCGTCCCGGCCGCCGCGTAGACCTTCGATCCCTAACCCCAGCCCCGCACCGAGCCCTGGAGGCTCGGCCGGGCGTAGCGCGCCCAGGAGGCGCCGATGAGCGTCGAGACCCCGGCCCCGGTGGCCACCCCGAAGCCCCAGGCGGGCGAGGGAACGCAGGACGGCAAGCCCCCGCAGCCCCCGCAAGACGGAACCGAGGACCTCGCGGCGCTGAGATCGCGCCTCGCCTTCCTCGAGTCCGAGAAGCAGTCCGCGAACAAGGAGGCCCAGGGCCTCCGCAAGCGGCTCCGCGAGATCGAGACGGCGCAGCAGGCCGCCGAGAAGAAGGCCCTCGAGGAGAAGGGGCAGTGGAAGGAGCTCTCGGAGAAGCAGCAGAAGGAGCTCGAAGCGTCGCGGCAGGAACTCGAGTCGCTTCGAATCTTCAAGGTCTCCGAGGAGCAGCGGAAGGCGGAGCAGCAGGCGCGCGAGGAGGCCCTGGTGGCCACCGAGTTCGCGAAGCTGCCGGCCGACTGGCAGGGCATCGCCGGCGCCGAAGCCACCCTGCGCGAGAGGCAGATCGCGATCAACGCCTACCGGGCCGCTCGTGGCTCCGGGGCGCCACCCATGCCCGCGCCGGCTGCGAAGCCGGCGGCCGGCGCGCCCTTGGGGCCGCCGGAGCCCAGCGACGCGGAGCTCATCGAGCTCGGTGGAACCACCGACCCGAAGCGCAAGCGGGAGCTGGGCGACAAGCTCCGGGCCTACAACGACTGGGCGAACACCCAGAAGACGTAGGACCGGCGTGGGCGCACCCGCGCCTCTCCAGGCGAGAGGCGTGAAAGGAAGAGCAGCACATGGCCAACGTGACCAAGACCCTCGTCGCGGCGATGACCCCGACGCAGGTCGCCAAGACCGCCCTCGGCGCGCTCGCCGGGAACCTCCAGCTCGCCGCGGCCGCCGACCGCAACTGGGAGTCCGAAGTCGCGAAGTTCGGCGAGACCGTGAACGTCCCCGTCCGCGCCGCCATCGTCGCGAACGACAAGGCGGCCGATGCCGCGGTGACGTTGCAGGCGCCCAGCGCCACCAGCGTCGCCATCGTCCTCAACAAGCACAAGGAGTTCTCGGCCATCTTCGAGGACGTGGCCAAGGCGTTCGCGAACCAGGACGTGATCGGGGGCTACGCCTCCGACGCGGCCGTGGTGATCGCCGAGGCCATCGAGATCGCGGGGTTCATCGAGGCCTACACCGCCTTCACGACGAACCCGGACATCGGCACCATCGCCCTCGACATCACCGACGAGCTCGTGCTCACCGCCCGCAAGGTCCTGAAGGACGCCAAGGTCCCGAAGGGCTCGCCGATCTTCCTGTTCCTGTCGACGAAGGACATGCTGGCGCTGCTCCAGCTCGACAAGTACACGCGGGCCGACGCGCTCGGCGACGGCGGGAAGATGATCGCCGACGCGGACATGCTGTTCAAGCGGTACGGCATGACCTTCGTCGAGAGCCAGTACGTGCAGCTCGTCTCGACCACGACCCACTGCCTCGCGGTGGCGCCGAAGCAGGGCCTGGCGCTCGCCTCTCGGTCCCTGCCGCTGCCCCCGGGCGGCGTCATCTCGGCCGACGTGGTGAGCGGTCCCCCCGACACGGCGGCGGCCGGCCTCGGCATCCGCATGATCCAGGCCTTCCGCCCGGAGTTCCTGGGCACGCAGCTCACCGTCGACGCGCTGTTCGGCTGGAAGGTCATCCGCGCCGCCTTCGGCCAGGACGTGATCACCTAGCCGGTCGCTGGCGGTTGGGGGAGGGGTGGCCCGGGTTTGCCTGGGCCGCCCCCCTTCCCCCGAGCGACGCCGGCGCCGAGCCGGCCACCACCACCCCGACTCCACCGAGGCCCCACATGGCCAAGAAGCCCCACGCCGGCGCCGAGCCGGCCACCACCACCCCCGAGGCGGAGGCCGGCCCCCAGGGCATCGTCATCCGCTACTCGCAGACCGGCGACCCGAGGAAGGACTTCCACCCGAAGTTCCGCGACGTGCCCATGATCGACGCCGAGTGCCTGGTGGTCGACGGGAAGGCGCCGGCCCTCGCCCTCCCGGTGCAGGGCAGCACGCTCAAGAAGGCCATCAAGCGCGTCGACCCGAAGACGGCCGCCGAGCTGCTCACCTGCGACTGGATCTCGGGCCAGCAGCCCGTCCACCGGCTCGCGACCGACGCCGAGGTCCTGGCCATGGAGCGCGAGGCGGCGGAGCGCGCTGACCGCGAGACCGCCCAGCGCGCCAAGAACGAGGCCCGCGCCAGGGGCCGCTGAGGGGAACCCCGCCATGCGCAAGCTCTCCTGCATCCTCGCCGCCGCCTGCGCGGCGCTCCTCCTCGCCGGCCCGGCCCGGGCCGACGGCATCCGCTGGTCCTGGGACTCGCTCTCGGTCGCCGCCGGCGCCGCCATCTCGAGCGGGGTCCAGGGTCTCGGGAGCGTCGAGCGGATCACCTGCACGGTCGACAACGCCGGCGCCGTCGCCCGGAACTTCACGGTCACCTTCTTCGCCGACAACGGGACGACGGTCATGTTCGTCTCGACCGCGATCTCGGTCCTCGCGGCGACCAAGGTGGCGGTCTCCATCGCCCACGGGGCGACCGCCGGGGCCGGCGTCTCGGCCATCCCCGCCGCCCCGTCGCGCAAGGCCCAGATCGACTTCGCCGCCGGCGGCGCGGCGGCCGGGCGGGTGATCTGCTGGGGCCGGTGAGCCCCGATGCGCCAGCGCTTCCAGAAGGGCCAGGGCGGGAGCCTCCGCTTCCGGCCGCCCGAGGGCGCGCCGACCTCCGGGACCGTCACGTTGAAGACGGCCCAGGGCGTCGACCTGCCGACTCCGGTGGTCGACCAAGCGGCGACCGTCGCGGGCACCGACCTCACCTTCGCGCTCACCGCCGCGAACACGCCCGAGCCGCTCTCCTGGGGCAACCTCTACCGGGCCGCCTGGACCTACGTCGTCGGCGGTGCGAGCTACACGGCCGAGCAGCTCTACGAGGTGAACCTCGCGCTCCTGAAACCGACGCTCGACCTCGAGGAGGTCCGCGACGAGCTGCCCGCCGACTGGACCGAGCTGCTCGCCGACGGAGAGACCAGGGCGCAGCGGATCTTCGAGCGCGCCTGGGACGACCTGCTCGACGACCTGGCGGCCCGCGGCTGGAAGCCCGACCGGATCCGGGACCCGGAGCGGATGCGGCGCCCGCACCGGGCCAAGGTCCTCGCCATGCTCGGGACCGCATTCGGCCCCGACTGGAAGGACTGGGCCGTCGCGCGCGCGGCGGACTACGACACGGCCATGGACGTCGCCCTCCAGGCCGGCGACTGGTACGACGTCGTCGAGGATCAGGTCATGGCACCCGGCGAAGTGAAGTGGCCCGAGATCACGCTCACGAGGTGAGCAGGAGGCAGACCGTGGCACACCAGCGAAAGAGGTTCTGGCCGTTCGTCGTCCTCGCGGCCCTCCTCCTGCCGGCGCTCCCCATCGCCGGGACGGAGAAGGTTTCCGCCTCGGCCTCCGTCGGCGCGAGCCTCGTGCGGGGTGCCGGCCTCCACCAGGTCCTCGCGGCCCCGCGCTTCACCTACCGCATCGAGTGCCGGGACGCAGCCGGCCGGGTGAAGTGGGCCGAGACGGTCGAGAACCTGGTCACGACCC